ATCAATAATAGAAATAGTACCTTGGATTATTTCAGGTGCTTCAACAATAGCTGCATTAACTCCAACTCCTAAAGACGACTTATTAATTGGTAAACTTTATAAAATTGTAGATTTTTGTTCTATAAATATAGGTAAAGCCAAGGAGAAATAATATGAAAAAAGGTATGTTGCAAAACGATAAAGAACGTATGAACATGGCAGAAGGCGGTTTACAAAATCCAGAAAAAGCTGACTTAGATAAAGATGGTGAGATATCTTCTTATGAAGAAGCTAGGGGAGAAGCTATCGAAGAATCTATGAGAGAACAAAAACAAGAAGGTGGTCCAATGTCTATGGATGACCAAATGAAAATGGCTATGAATATGGCTGATGAATCAGAAATGTCTCCAGAACAAGAGATGCAACCTGATGAAGAAATGGAAGATGATTATGTTGACTATGTAGTTAGTCAATCATTAGACCAAGAAGAAGAACAATTTTTAATGAAAGAATTAGAAGGCAATCCACAACTTAGTATGATATTTGATAAAGTTATGGAAACTGCCTCAGAATTTTCAGGCTCTGGTCCTATTGAAGGACCGGGCACGGAAGTCTCAGATTCGATACCTGCAAGGTTATCGGATGGAGAGTTTGTCTTTACTGCTAAAGCAGTGGATGTTATCGGAGCTGACAATTTAATGTCATTAATGAAACAAGCTGAAGCTAAAGCAGATGAAAGACTACCAGCTCAAGAAGGTGGAGCTATAAGGGAAGAAATGCAGCAACAAGCTGGGTTTGCACAACCTCAAGAAACTACTCAAAATATTAGAGTAACAAAAGAGACTGTTGACCCTAGTGCGATGGTGCAGGAAGAAAGTGATTTGACAGGAGACGATATTCGTTCCCAGATGATGCTTGACCCTTATCAGCGACACGTTAGGAGCTAATAGCGATAAAGCTACCCTAGTAATAGGCACTTTATCAAAACAACAACCGAAAGGCTACCTTTACAAGACAAGCCCTGCAAGTGCACACCGCAGCTACCTTGTTAAACGAAGCCCCGAATAGGAGTAAGAAAATGACTGAAGAAGTCCAAAATGAGGAACAAGCCAATCCTTATAATTTAAAAAAATCTTGGCACGAAGGGAATGATAAACCTTTTCAATCAGCAGACCAGTTGTACTTTGAAGACCCATCTGAGAAGAATAAATTATTCAAATCAAATGATATTAACGAAGCAGAACAGGTTGGTAATGTTGATGTAGAAAAACTGGAAACAACTAAGGATACTCCTTATAAAAAACCAGACTACAAAAAACGTTACGATGATTTAAAAAAACATTATGATAGTAAACTTAATGAGTTTAGGTCAAGGGAAGAAGAGTTATTACAACAGGTAACACCTGCTTATAAAGCTCCAAAAACTGAAGAAGAACTTGAACAATTTAAACAAGAATATCCTGATGTGTTTGAAGTTGTAGAAACTGTTGCTCACATGCAAAGCGAATCTAAGGCAAAAGTTCTAGAAGAACGTCTTAGTAAACTCCAAGAACGTGAAACAGAAATGATGCAACAACAAGCAGAACAAAGGTTATATGAGAGACATCCTGATTTTGACGATGTTAGAAACAGTGATGATTTTCATGAGTGGGCAAAAGAACAGCCTGAGTCTATTCAGCAATGGATATACAATAATGCTAATGATGCCGACCTTGCCATTAGAGCTATAGATTTATTTAAAAAAGATAAAGGTATTGACCTTCCTAAACAGGAAAGTAAGTCATCTTCTAGGAAGACTAAGCAATCTGCTGCTGATATGGTTTCAACTAAAACTACAGCAGTTGAACCACAGCAAGAGAAAGTTTGGTCCGAAAGGGAGATTGCTGCAATGAGTATGGCAGAGTTTGATAAGTACGAAAGTCAAATCAGCGAAGCTATGCAACAAGGCAGAATCGTAAAATAACTATAAACACAAAGGAGTACTATTATGGCTCAATTTTTTGAACCAAGTACAGATACTGATGCAAACTTTGCAAACTCCGTAAGTGGACAAACTAATAGTTTTTTCCTACCTTCCGTCTATTCTAAAAAGGTATTAAACTTCTTTAGAAAAGCCTCGGTAGTGGAAGCTATTACTAACACTGACTATGCTGGTGAAATATCCGCTTTCGGAGACTCTGTAAAGATTATCAAAGAACCTGTAATTTCTGTATCGGATTACACAAGGGGTTCTGATACTACTGCTACTAAATTAACTGACCAAGAGTTAACTTTAGTTGTAGATAGTGCAAAAGCTTTCAAATTCATCGTTGATGATATTGAAAGTAATATGTCACATGTAAACTTCAAAGAAGTTGCTACATCATCTGCTGCATATGCATTGAGAGATTCATATGATGCTGCTGTTATAGCTGCTATGTTCTCTGGAGTTTCTACATCTTCACCTGACCACGTGCTAGGTGCGGATGCTTCTGCTGCTACTCAAACTATGGGTCAGCATCAAGGTGGCTCAAACGCTATTGACCTAACTGGTTCTGATGGCACAGGGGCTGACCCATTAGATGTTATGGCATTTATGGCTAAGTTATTAGATGAGCAAAGCATACCTGAAGAAGGAAGATGGTTCGTTGCACCGCCTTCATTCTACAATGAACTTTCTCAATCTGGTTCTAAGTTAATGTCAGTTGACTTTAATGCTGGTCAAGGTTCTATTAGAAACGGTTTAGTTTCTAGTGGAAAATTAAGAGGCTTTGATATGTACAAGTCTAATAATGTTGCTGCTACTTCTACAAGTACTGGTAAAATTATGGCTGGTCATATATCATCTACAGCAACTGCTCAAACAATCATCTCAACTGAGGTTCTTAGAGACCCTAGTTCATTCGGTGACATTGTTAGAGGATTGCATGTATATGGTGCGAAGGTTCTTAGACCTGAAGCATTAGTGACTGCGTTCTACACAGTAGACTAATATTAAAGTTGGGGGAGTCTTCGGACTCCTCCGCTTTTTTAATCAAGGAGATATAATGGAAAAACAAATAAGTTATTACGAAACAATTCATGAAAAAGAAGAAAAGTGTTCAGAGATGGTAGGTCATAACACTATGAGATTTGAATACGAAAACGACAAGGGAGAAAAATAATGATGTACGGAAGAACACCTATGAAAAAAGGAATGATGCCAAAACGTAAGAAAAAACAAAAAACTGGTGGTTTGTACAAAGGTAGATATGGTATGTCTGATGGCGGACCTGCTGTGAAAAAAATGTACGGTGGCATGGCTCGTAAAAATATGAAACATGGTGGACCACACAATAACATGGATAGAATTGGCATGGCTATGGGCGGTGCTATGGATGTTCAAGACCCTAATTAATTATGAAGGTTAAAGCCCCTAAAGGCTACCATTGGATGAAACAAAAAAATGGTAGTTTTAAATTAATGAAACACAAAGGTAAGTTTGTTTCTCACAAAGGAGCTAGTTTAACTGCAAACTTTGCAATACAAAAGGTACATAAAAAATAATGGCTAATACGTATTTGGAACTAACTAATGAAATTTTACAAGAGTTAAATGAATTAACTTTAACTTCTGTAAATTTTGCTAATGCACAAGGTTTTCAAAAATTCGTAAAAGATGCAATTAATAAATCTATTTATGATATTGCTAATGAAGAACCACAATTACCTTTTTTTTCAGCAGGAGTAAGTGGAGGTACAGACCCATTTTATGGTAATGTTACTGTCGCCACAGTTGCTGGACAACGTTGGTATACAGTAAAATCAGACAGTAGCAGTATCTTAACAGATTATGCTTCATTAGATTGGGATGATTTTTATATTACGACAATTAATGTTAGCGGTGAATCTAGTCCATTTGTTTCAAAAGGATTAAAATTATTAAATCACGCTGATTGGCGAAGATATTATCGTGATAGTGAAAATATAGATGATGCAAATTCTACTCATGGTGAACCTAAATTTGTAATTAAGTCACCAGATAATAGAAAGTTTGGATTAAGTCCAATACCAGATAAAGTTTATAACGTGCATTTTTATGCTTTTAATAGACCTACAGCATTAAGTGCTCATAGTGATGAAATAGTATTTCCAGAACAATACAGCAATGTAATTACTGCAAGAGTACGTTACTATGTTTGGCAGTTTAAAGAAAGTCCACAACAAGCATCTTTTGCTTTAGATGATTATAAAAAAGGTTTGAAGTATATGAAATCAAATCTTATGAATCCAACACCAAGACGAATGACGGATGACCGTACATATTTTTAGGAGACTAATATGGCACTAACAAAAGTAACTTCAGGACTAACTGATTTAGATGGTGGTATTACTATTGATAATATTACTATAGATGGCACAGAAATAGATTTATCAAGTGGCGACTTAACCATAGATGTAGCAGGAGATATTATTCTTGATGCTGATGGTGGAGATATTCTTTTAAAAGATGCTGGTACAGATATAGGAAAAATTCAGCTAGATACAGCAGGACTTATTTTAGACACTGTAGTATCTGATAAAGATTTTTTTGTAAATGGTAATGATGGTGGTTCAGCAATTACTGCTTTGAGACTAGATATGTCTGCTGCAGGTAGAGCAACTTTTAATGGCGATTTAATAGTGCCTAGATATATAGAACATACAGGAGATAGTGATACTTTTATTGGTTTTCCTAGTGATGATACTTTTGTTATAAACACAGCTGGTAGTGAAAGAATGCGAATTGATTCTTCAGGTAGTGTAATGGTAGGCACAACTGCTTCTAATTTATCTGAAAAAGGGTTTGTTTTATCGAATGCTGGTGTAAATATGTATCAAATACAAACTGGTACAGCTTCAAGCACTTATCATGTTTACGATACTACAGGGGGTAATTACAAATTTTATGTTACTTATACTGGAGTGATTAATGCTACTACTACAACTATTTCAGCTATTTCAGATGAAAGACTAAAAGAAAACATAAGAGATTTAGATAAAGGACTAAATGATATTCTTAAATTAAAACCAAGACGTTTTGATTGGAAAACAGGCGAAGGTTCAGATACAAAAAATGTTTCTGGATTTGTAGCACAAGAATGTGAAGAAGCAGGATTCGAAGAATTTGTTGGAGATTATAAACATAAAGAATTAGATGATGCAAAATCTTTTGGTCAGGGAGGTCTTATTCCTGCATTAGTAAAAGCAATTCAAGAACAACAAATACAGATTGAAGCCTTACAATCTGAAATTAACACTCTAAAAGGAGGATAAAAATGGCAATATCATATGAATGGAATGTAAGTACCGTTGACACTTACCCTACAAAGGATTCTAAGTCCGATGTAGTGCACAATGTTCACTGGAGACTAACAGCTACTGATGACACTAATAAAGACTCAGAAGGTAATAACTGGACTGCAGGTGTTTACGGTACTCAGACAGTAGACACTTCAGACTTATCAAGCTTCACAGCCTTTGCAGACTTAACAGCAAGTGATGTGCAAGGTTGGGTTGAAACAGCTTTAGGAGCTGATAAGGTTACTGAAATGAAAGCTGGTCTTGATGCTAACATAGCTGAAAAAGTTACACCTACATCTGTCACAAAAACTATAGGTTAATATGGCTCGAAGTCAACCTTATACCGTAGCAGTTAACGGCGGTCTAGTTAAGTCTTCAAATGTAATAGACTTACTTAAAACTCCGGGAGTTGCCAAGGATTTACGAAACTTTGAAGTTTCTATTGAGGGAGGCTATAGACGTATTAATGGGTATCAAAAATTTGGTACAACAAGTGCAGTACAACCAACTGGTGGTACAACTAATATTTTAGGCACTATACCTTATGCAGATGGAGTTGTTGCTTGTGCAGGTACAAGTATTTACTTTAGTCAAACTGGTACATCTTGGACCGAAATAAACAGAAGCAGTGTTGCTAGTAGTGGGGATAATCATACAGCTTTTACAGGTCGTAGTGTTTTAACAAGAACTAGCCAAGGACAAAGTAGCTTTGCTTTATTTGAAAGTGCTACTTCTGATTATGGTACATTAATTATTGCCGATGGCGTAAATAAACCTTACTTTTTTAGAATGGAAGGTACAGGTGCAAATATAAACACTAGAACATTTTTTGGTGGGGAAATAACAGTTACTGGTACTAAAGGGGTAAAACATGTAACTGTTCACGATAAACATTTAATAGCTGCTGGAGTAGAAGATAATTTAAATACAATTTTTTATAGCGGTACTTTAGACCCAACAGATTTTACTAGCACTGGTTCAGGTTCAATAGTTTTAGAAGACCAGATAGAAGGTATTAAAAGTTTCCGTAATGAGTTATTTATATTTTGTACAAATAGTATATTTAAATTAATAAATATAAATGATTCAAGTAATATTGCAATTGTACCTGTTACTAAAAACGTAGGTTGTTTAAGTGGCTATAGTATTCAAGAGATTGCCGGTGACTTAATATTTTTAGCACCAGATGGATTAAGAACCATAGCAGGTACAGCAAGAATTGGTGATGTTGAGTTAGGAACTATTAGTCAAGCTATTCAACCAATTGTAACTTCTCTGGCTGAATCAGTAAATAGTTTTGTTATTTCAAGTGTTGTACTTAGAGAAAAATCACAATACCGATTATTTTACACTGATACTGGAGCATCTAATTCAGCACAACGAGGAATTATAGGCACGTTAAGACCCGATGGTTTTCAATGGTCTGAAACAAGAGGCTTAGAAGTTACAGGTATTGGTTCAGGTTTTGATAACAATAATGTTGAACAATACTATCATGGCGATACAAATGGTTTTGTTTATCAACATGACATAGGAAATAGTTTTGATGGTACTAATATTTTAGCAAGATTTGAAACACCTAATTATGATTATGGAGATTTAGGTACATTAAAAACTTTACACTATATAAGAGTTTCAGCAAGTTCAGAAGGTATTGTTGAACCGGATGTTCAAGTTAGATTTGATTATGGAAATACAGAAGTTCCACAGCCGGGAAGTTTATTTGATATCGGAATAATAAATCCACCTTCAAAATTTGGAGACGCAGTTTTTAATACAAACGTATTTGGTGGGGGCGATAATCCACTAATTAGAGTTCCTTTACAAGGTAGTGGAACAAGTAACAATTTTACTTTTTTAAGTGAAGACAGTAAAGCACCATATACCATAAATGGTTTTTATGTAGATTTTATACCTTCAGGTAGGAGATAATAAATGGCACAAACATATACAAGACAAAGTTCTTTTATTGATGGTGATACTATCACCGCAGCATTATTTAATGATGAATACAATCAGTTAGTAAATGCATTTGCATATTCATCTACAAGTGCTACTAATACTGGACACAGACATGATGGCACTGCTGGGCAAGGTGGTAATATTCATACTATTGGTGACTTAGATTTTTTAAACAAAATAGTTGTTGATAGTACAAATAATAGATGGGGATTTTATGTCGAAGTATCTTCTGCTGCAGTAGAACAAATTAGAATACAAGATGGAGCTATTGTTCCTGTTACAGACAATGATATAGATTTAGGAACAAGTTCACTAGAATTTAAAGATGCCTTTTTTGATGGCACTGTAACTACAGATGCCTTAGTAGCTGATACTGCAGATATTAATGGTGGTACAGTTGATGGTGCAACTATCGGAGCTAACTCAGCTTCTACTGGTGCATTTACTTCTGTAACTAGTCACAGGAACTACTACGTTTAATGGTGGTACGCTTACTCTTGGTGATGCTGCTGATGATAACGTAGTATTTGGTGCTGACGTTAATTCAAACATCATACCTAATACCGATAACACTTACGACCTTGGTAGTTCATCACAAGAATGGAAAGACTTATACGTTGATGGTGTAGCTTACCTAGATGGTATTAACTTTAATGGTACAGCAATCACTGCAACTGCAGCAGAACTCAATATACTTGACGGGGTTACATCGACTGCAGCAGA